GCACCATCGATAACAGACCCTGCCCACTCGTCGTCTGAAATCTCTGATGATGCCATTCTAACATGCAATGATTTATATATTGAAGCTTTTTCTAGCGCCCCCATGTATCTCCCACACACAATATTGTAGGTTGATTTACGCTTTAAAAAATCAACTTCCCCAATGTTCATATACCTTACATGCCCCCCTTCCTTTGACGGGGGAGTATAAACCATACCTATTGACGTAATATAAGCAGATTTGGAAATATTATTAAAATTCCCAAAATCACTATGTACACTACCAATATCATCGTCACCATAGGTCATCATGGACACACTCGACCTAAAATCTAGCGCAGTTGGATACTCTTTAAAGAAAGCACACCTACTAATTAAAGAGTTAACTAGCGAATTAACATAAACCGTTAAATTATGCCCAGAAGGATTACTACCAAAAAGCTGCACCAAAGTACCATTATAGGCAACCAAAGGATACACGACGTCTGCCGCCACAGCCCTCATAATATCGCAGTCTTCCTTTGAATACCCAGCAGTGGAAGCTAATTCAATCATAATGCTAAAAGCAGCAGAAGTCAAACTGGCTGCCATTCGTTGATCATAGGCACTATAATCCCCTGCAACAATGCGCTCTTCACCGAACTTCACTATTTGGTAATGCATTTCATCCCACTCTTCATTAAATGGGTTAATGCCAACCGCACACTCGCTCATCAACGGATACATGCTTAAGTGTGCCGCAACAGGAAGAAAATACTCTCGTAAAATCATCTTCAAAGCTACCGGGGCAGCCTGAAATACCCTAACTTTAAGCTTACCCACTTTAACAGGCTCATCCTTTAATGAGGCTCGAAAAACAGGATAGCATCGCTCACCAATCTTGTACTTTGCTTTATATGTGCGATACACGTCCATGACTTCATCATTAAGAGACCAATTAACCTGATGCTCATCAGTAGGCTCACTCAAACTGCAAAATGAAGACATTTTACCAGATAAAGGAAACCCAACAGACGTATTTTGAGGCATACGATTTAAGAACTTATCGTTATCTAATCCATTAATTATAGTCTGCAAATCCAAAGGCTTCAACTTCGTAAAAACTTGCATTAATGGTTTGATATAATCCACCGATGCCCTAACGATCTCATTGGTCATGGGTCCTACACTAGGGGTCGAAAAACCCTGCATTCCCAACGACCAATTATGCCAACATGGCACGTCTGGAGGTCCCATTGGTGCCGGTCCATGACTACGACCCACCCCTGTATGTATCAAAACAGTATCAGAGATGTGTGAAACAATAACAGAAGACTTATTGGTCACAGCACCTTTGCACGAAGACAAAACCTCCA